TCAGCTGTTTCCACGCCCCCCAATTGCCGACGGCAAGGGGGTGCCGGTTGGAATCTTTCGGCGGTACACGCGCTTCGTGACCTTTACGTCCTCGTGGTGCAACAGTTCCTGAGCCGACACGTCCGAGTCGGAATCCGACGCCGCTTTCGCGCGCATGTCGTGGAAGGTGATTTCCCGCGGCTGCAGTCCCAGCTTCTTCCGCACGGCGCCCCAGAGCGTCTTGAACGCTTCTTTGCCGTAGGGCTTGCCTTGTTTTGTGATGAACAGGTAGTCGCTGGGCAGGCTGGCCGCACCGCCCCGGTTTTTCTTGCGCAGTTCAAGCGCGCGGGTCAGCGCTTGCCAGAGGTCCGGCGTCATGCTGTATGCCTTGGTGATGTAGCCCTTGTCGTTGCGCTTCTTCGTCACGCGCAGTTCGATCTGCGCTTCGTTGAAATCACCGATCCGGATGTCAAAGATCATTCCTTCCCTGGCGCCCGTCTGGGTGCTGATCTCGAGCATGCACTGCAGAACTGGGCTCGCGACGCCGTAGATCTCGGCATAGCGCTCGTCGCTCACGTACTGGTCGCGGGGAGTCTCCGGCAGGTACTCGATGCCGTCGCAGGGGTTGAAGGTCGTCAGGCCCCACCGCACCCGCGCCAGGCGGAACATGCGAGACAAGAGCTGGATGTCCTTGTTCGCTGACGCGGCGCGGTCGCGGTTCTCGTGCAAGTGCTGCGTGATGACGACGGCGCTCAGGTAGCCCGGCAGCATCGCCTGCACCTCTGTCTTGGCGTAGCGCTTCGCTTTGAATTTCAGCCGCAGCCGGCGTATTCGGCCTTCGTACTCTTTCCTGGTGGCGTCGCGCTTGATCGTCGGGAGCTCGTCGGCCTCGTACTTGCGGATCACCTCCTCGACGGTGCCCACGACGTCGTCGTCCGGAACAGCCGCTACCAAGGCGGGGGAGACATGCTTCTCCCACCAGACCCTGGCCTGAACGGGCGTGGTGCCACAGCGCATCCGCAGGCCGGCTTCCCTGAGCTTGGCCTCGATTTCCTTCGTCAAGCTGTCGGTGCCCCTCCAGTACCAGACTGCCCCGACCTTGCGCATGCCGCGCGGCAGGTCGGGGATCTTCCGGTTAACTGTGCGAGGGCGCGGCATCTTCTATTTCCCGACTGAGCGTTGCGAACGCCCGGAACGCCTTGACGGTCGATTCCATGCGGGACAGATTCTGCGCGTCCACCTCAACGGTCGTCCATCGGTGGCCACAGGCGCTGCAGCAGCGCAGCCGCATCACCTTGGAGTCAGTGTGCCGGGTCGTCATGACCCGGACCTCTTCGCTGGTGCAGGCGGCGCATCTCATGAGCACCCCTCGCGGAGCCGGCGGCTCATCGCTTTGTACCCTGGGCCATGACGACCCGCACGATGATGTTGCGAAGGTTTCCGCGATCCGTGACGGGATGATGAGCCCAGAACTCCGGCGCCTCCTGATCGAGGTTCTCCATGACCTTGGAGGCCAGCCAGTCGGCGTCGATCACGCCGCCAGGGGCGCCCGGGTTGGGCCGGCATGACCGATCGGTGTAGATCTTGGTCATGCGAGGCTCCGAATGGAGAAGCCGATCTCACGCCGCTGGCCGGCACCGGACACCAGGCGCAAATGGCCGATTGCGCCCGACTTCGCCCGCACCGCATGCGCAGGATAGAAAAACTCCGCGCCATCCTCATCAAGGCGGCACGTGTAGCCGGGGATGTAGTCCAGGCGCCGCTCTCCGTCAGCGTACTGACCGTCTTTCGTGTAGACCCTGCGAAGCTTGTATTCGCCCACGATGGTTGCGCCTTCCCCATAGGCAAAGACTGCCGTACCGACTGGCAGCACCGCGCTGGCCGTGTAGTCCATCAGCCGCGCGCTGTCGATTCCCGGGTCTTTCTTCGGCGTGGTGCGTGCCAGCTCTTCCACCTCTTGTTGCCGTGCCTGCTCGCGGCGGGCGCGCTCTTCGCGAGTAATCCCCTTCGTAACCCGCAGGCTGCGGCCCACGCACCGAACCTGCATCCAGCGCTCGTCCTGCATGCCCTTGACCTTTCGGCCATCGACTTGCACGCCGTTGAAGAAAGTCACCGAGGTGGCGGCGGGGAGGTGCTCCGCGGTGATGATGCCGGCCGCGATCAAGGCCTCGATGCTGCCGCTGTACCGGTCGCCGCTCACGCCTGCGTCGAACTCGACGCCCGGAATAGATTTTGCGAACATCACTTCACCCCCGCGTTGGCAAGTTTGACGCTTCGCTCAATCTCATCGTCGAGATTGCTTTGGGCCAAGTTGAGCAGGCGCAATGCTGCGTACAGGGTCCAATCGCTCTCCGAATCGAGCGCTGCAAGAAGCACATCCGCGGCGACACCAAGCGGGGCACTCGCCTTTTCGCACTCGTCGATCGATTTGGCGTCCATGCCTGCACCCAGCACGTCAAAAGCCCGCTCTGCCGCATAAATGGCGCCGTAGACGAGGTTGCTGCGTTCGCGCTCTGCACAGGCGCGCATTACTGCGACGGATTCTGAAATCATGGACCTGATGTCTTCGATCAGGAGGTCGCTCCACTCCGCACCCGGGAATGAGGCCTGTTCTGCGGGAGGGGCGTCGTCTTTTGGCCAGAATTGCACTCGACCCATGTCCGACACGAGAGCTTCCAACTGAGCGAGGATGGACTCACAGAGCAAGCCGCGCCCGTCGCCCTCGTGCATGGCCGCTACGCCGGTCAATACGCCCTGCGCGTCGTACAGCTCATCCTGAGCACGGAACATCGCATCGTCGGTTGGCGAAAGCTTCACGATGGTTGCGTCGATCAACTCGTGAGCAATCCGCATCGCGCGCTCGCCGAAATCTCCCGTGTCGCCGATTTCCCGGGCGGAATCGAGCATCTTGGATGCCTCTTCCAGCCCTTGCATGATGGTGGCGCACACGGATTCCGGCGTCTCGATCGTGGGAGCGACTTGCCACTTCTTGCTACTCGTGCTCCTAGAGGCGCGGGGCTTGTTGAGAACGGCGTTCATGCGTCTCCCCCTTCGGCGGCCTGCGAGAGTGCTTTCGTGACCAGATCCATCGCCTCGGTCATGAGATGGTGAATGCCTTCGAGGGCAAACATTTCTTCAGCGCCGCATTCGTTGTCGCACATGCGGTACTGGATCACCGCCGCGGCGCGCCACATTTCCGAATGGGCCTCGTCGGCTTTTTGATAGTCGCCGTTTTCCGTGGCTGACTGGAGCAACTGGTACGCCACTTCGATCAAGGAGTCGGCCGCGTAGTTGATGTTCTCGGTGTACGTGTCGAGACAAGCGCTGAGCAGGTGCTTAGCGGAACACCATTTGCGTTCCGCTTCGAGCAGAGATGCCATCGAATCTGCGGCGACAGGGGCAGAAATCTTGTTCTCGATTGGCGCACTGGCCAATTTGCGAACTGAGGAAGCAGGCTTGTCGATGACGGCGTTCATTGCTGCACCCCACGACCGTTGGCGATTGCACTGGCTTGCTGGTATTGGTTCCAGAGGCAATGGCTGGCAGTTTCTGCTTCTCGGGCGAGTCGCATGATCACACCGCCGAGCAGCGGGAGCGCGTCGCCGGTCAGCACATAGCCGTTGAAAGTGCCCTCCGCCGATTTCTCGACGGCGGCCAAGCAGACAACGCACGAGGCGAGCGCCTGGATCTCGGTTGTGCGCATCGTGAGCGTGTCGTACGCCGACGAGTCAAACGTGATCCGGGGTTCGGGCATGGGCTCGCCAGTGATCACCCCCATCCGGGGCGGGGCAGGGGGCTCGGTTGCGCCTGCCTGCGGGAGCGTGGCATCATTGGGCATGATTCGTTTCCTTGTCAGAGGGGTTTCGGGTCACAGAAGCCGGATGCGGGTCCAAGCGCATTCCGGTTTCGCCTTTTTTGAGGTCTGCTATTACGGTAGCAGTCCTCGTTCGAATCGCGCTAGGTGCGAATCGAGTATTTTTTTCGAGCGAGTTCACGCGGCCTCCTTTTCGCTGCCGAGCAAGGGCAGCACATTGGGGCTCCACTTCACCTGCTGAATCGGGACGCCGCTCCCATGCTTCTTGCCGGTGTCCAGGATGCGGGCGAATTCGCGGCCGGCATCGGTCACTTCCCACACATCGCCGCGCTTGAACTGCATGCCGGCTTCGGCCAACAGCAGATTCACACCGCGCGCGCTAGTGCCGATGCGTTTGCCGAGTTCGGTGGGCGTGAAGAACTGAGTGTCCTGCTTCTCGGCTTCGAGATGCACCTGGCCCAGACCTTCGAGCAGGTTCACGTCGGTGAGCTTGCGCACCATTTGATTGGCGCTGATCGCCGCAGCGTTTTTGTCGCAACCGAGCAGGCGGGCCACGCGGAAGAGCGGCGGGAAGGCTTTGGCGGCGTCGTAGGCCAGTCGAACGGGAGAGGGTGCAGCTTTCGGCGACGAGTAACTGCCCGTTTTGCGGATCGACGGGAGCACTTCTTCGAACACCCAGCGCTCGAAGCGTTCGGCCGCTGGGAGAGTGCTACTCACGATGAGGCGCAGCACGTCGGGCTCGGAAAGGATGCGGGTGTCCTGCATCCGACCCATAGCGTCGGTGATGGGGTGCAGCTTTTGCACCCCGCGGCAATGAGACCGGACTGCGGTGGTGGCATCGACGTAACCGAGCGCCTCCGTCACGTCTTTGCCGACAAAGTAGGGCTCGCCGTGGATCTCGAGCGCCCTGATGTTTGCGCCTTCGAAGCTGTAGGGAACGATGTTGCTCATTGCTGTCCTTTAGTCGTCGCTGCATTGAGTTGATTGAGATCGGGAAGCTGCGCAAGCGCGCGCGTTACTTGACACTGCTGTTGGGCGCGGCGATAAGTTGTTGCTCACGCGATTTTTCGAGGCGCATCACGATTTCGCGGCTCAAGCTTCGCCAACCTTTGCCAGCCTCAGCAGTGAGAAAGTCCTGCAGTGAGTCAGGAAGGCGGAGGGAAACCGGCGGCTTCTGCTTGGTCTTGAGATTGGTCATAGTACAAATATAAAAGTACTTTAGTACATGAACTGAATGGTAGCCGAAAATAGGCTTTGTGCAACTACTTTCTTGGCTTTAGTACTTTGATCACTACCGTTGGCGAGCGAATCACCATGGCGAGGTCTGCACGAGGCGCGTCGCAGGGCGATCTGGCGCGCGAAAGCGGAATCGCGGCGACCCAGTTGAGCCGATACGAGACTGGAAGGGCAACGCCGAGGAAACTCGCGCTTGCTCGCTTGGCGCAGGCGTTGGCGGTCAGTCTTGAGTGGCTTGAGCGCGGCGATGGGGAGATGGACGAGTATCCAACTGCCGAAGGAAAGGGGCTTGCATTCCATGTCGATGCTGAAATCGCAGATCGAATAGCCGCGTACGCCTACTTCCACGGTGTGACGGTGCCCGAAGCGATTGCCGAAATCTTGGACAACGCACTGTCGGTTTACAGCGAGAAAGAGTTGCCATTCATGCCAGAAGACAAAGAGAAACTGGTCCGACTGATTCGCGCAACTCATGGGCAGCGCTCTCGGCGCAAAGCACTCGCCGGCAAAGTGAAGTTGTTGCCTGAGCCAGTTTCCGGCGAGAGCCGACTTGTGCGGTCGCGAGATCTCCGGATTGATGCGTTGGACTACTACAAGCAAGTGCTCTCCAGAGAGAGCGAGCCCATTCCGCCGAAGCAAACCAACCGCGGGCCAGTGCGCAGTCCGAACGCCCGCAAGCCGAGGCCCTAGGCGCATCAAGCTACCTCCTGCTCGACGTTCCTGTGGGAACGAGACGCGCCTCGGCGCTTGGCGGCTTCCGCTTCCGCCGCCGCCATAAAGCAGATCGATCTTTAGCTTTGCGCTACTTTCACTGCATGCCACCAAATTTCGGAAGAGATGCGACTCCCCCAAAAAACTGTTCATAGCTCACTCCATAGAACCGCATGGACGCTGCGGGACGACGGTAGTGTGGTTTCATCCGTGGCGCGTAGCAGCGCCAAAAGTGGCAAGTTGGCTGGGTAGTATTCGCCACGGTTGAACTCATTGCCCTGGGTGGATCATTCGCCATGGCAATTTATACCTTCAAACGCCCGCTTTTTGCCTTGTTTAGGGCGCTGCAGAGCTTGGACATGTGGCGTAGGTCAAATTGATGCTCGAAGCACGGCAGGGTCATCAACTCAGCGATAACGGCAGGCTTTGCTGTGCGGAAGAAGAAGATGTTGATGCGCCACATGTCTTCAACAAACGCGTGCTCAGCCTTGTGCTTGCTGTTGCGTACGGTTGCCGACCCATAAAGCAGTAGCGCCCTGTCGAGTTCGCGTTGACTGACAATGATCCAGTTTGCGATTGGCAGCTCAGTGCGTTTGCCAAACAATGGTGCAACGGCTTGGATCGCGGCCTTGGCCTTTCTGCAGTTCTCAACGATGTCGCGCTTCGCCCTGAAGAGTGATTCGTGATCTTGAAATAGGTAACGTTGAAGCGCCTCGACGAGCCGTTCATCCCATGTGTTGCGCACGACATGTCGGAAGAAGACAGTCACTTCTAGGATTGGATCTCTCGTGCCGTCCGTGAATCGTTCTATCCAGAATTTTCGAAACTCTTGGAGGCTAGATCGGCCCGTTGCTCGACGTGGTTTCGTAAGAGAGATCGCTCTCTGAAAGCCAGGCTGCGCTCTGAGCCATAAATACAAGGCGGTTTCGGAGAGACGCTGCCAGTACTCGTCACGAAATCCGAGGAATGCATCGACGACCTGAGGGGCAACAGTTTCTAAGTCATTAATGTTTTCTGCGACCAAGTCTTCGAGCTCCCGTATTCGGTCTCGATCCGTGCCCGTCTCGGCGACCTTGTCCCATTCCTCAAACATTGCCTTAGTCGGAATCCTCATAGTTCACCTCGCGACGTGCTTGAGGATGCTGGACGGCACAGGATTTGGGCGCTTTCCGGAGGTTCCTCGGAGTAATTTGTCACACCCGTGATATTGCCACCAGCGCGGAAGAAGCGCGACTTTTAAGGCGGTCTCGAACGAACTGTCGAAAAAGCTCTGTGACCAATGGACCGACCGATCCTCGGCCTCAGGCTTGCTGCCCCCTTGTTAAGGGGCGAGATAGTCTCAACGCTTGGCGTTGAAATTCGGGGATCAGCTTGCCAATGTTGGTCTCAGCTAGGACGTGCTTATCCTTGTCCGTCATCGTATCGGGGCCGATGGAGCGGTTATTGACAGCCCTGGTCATCTCGTCGAAACGGGGTTGATCAGCTATATAGATGAGGATTGAATGCAGCTGGGTTAAGTTGTGCCGATCCGCCTGTGCGAAGAGGGCCTCGAACAGGAGAGCTTCAGATGAAGCCGCAACTGAATCCAGGTTGGCCAGTCTCGCGAAGCGTGCTTCGTCAATCGTTTTCAAAAGCAAAAGGTATGCGGACGTACTTGGCCACTGGTCAAAACTCATTAGGTTGATCTGGCCGGCCAGCTGAATCGCTTTTTGAACGTGTCGCAAGCTTGGGTTCAAAACCTCACATGCTTCCGCCATCGATCGTCGCAGATCGTGGCTGTCCACCGCGCTTGGCAAGTGCATCTCTGCCATCGCTCTGACAAAATTTTCAAATCTTCGACCGACTTGACTACCTCTCGGGACCTCCAGTTCAAGCGGTACGTTGAAGGCGACGAACTTCGCGAGATAGTCGCCTGCGTCCGTTCCTTGGCCATACGTGTGGCGAATTGACTCGTGGATTGAGTGTGAGTTCCAGAACAACACGAACACCACATTTTCTGCTCCGAACAAGTGCTTGATCCGTTCAAGTACTTCCAGGGCGAACGAGGGTCTGCATCTGTCGAGCTCATCGATGATCACCACTAAGGGATGCGACAGCTCCTCTGTAAGCTGACTAAGCACTTCCATGAAGTCGTTCTGGATTCTTTCCGTGGCCGAATATGATTCGAAAAGGCGTTGGACCGCTTTTTCAGAGAGCGAGGCGGCGCTATCCTTCACTCCTTCAACCACGCCTTTAACCAACTCGGTTTGATCATCCGCCGATAAGCCTATTGCCCTTGCGCCGAGCGTCAGAGCGGCCTTGGCGGCGATTGGGGCGGCGCTCTTTAGTACGGCCCCTGCCGCGCCCAAGAACTTCTTCTTGGCAACTCCGGATGGCTTAATTGCTTCGTATATCGCCGAGGCGATAACGGAGAATGGGTCGTCGTGATGGTCGTACCGGAATACGTCGATGGAGACTACGCACCCAGCACCTTTGGAGTCGCCCAGCCGTCTCCGCAGTTCTGAAGCAATCCACGTTTTCCCATTTCCCCATTTAGCGTCAACTGCGATCACTCGGGGCGTGGCAAGCCTGTCAGATGGAACCTTCGCAAGCACCTCGATGTTTTTTTCTAGTGCGGTGAGGAAACCGCCCCTGTTGAGGTGATCGACGGGCGCAGATTGTGGGGCAGTTGTCATTTGGAGGTTCCGGTTGCCATCTTGGAATCGTAACTTCTACATGCGAGCCATTGCACCTGCAGAGAGGACTTCAATCACGAGCGAAAAGCCCGTGTTCAAGCTTTCCGAGGTTCCGCGCTACAAGAGCGCATGCCTCAACTTCGCGGCCGACGCCACCCTCTGTTCTTGCGGCTGACCAAGCCGATCGCCCCGGTCTACCCTGATGCGGTGACTCCCGTAGCTTGGGACGACGACGAGCCGATCGAGGAAGCTGAAGGAGTGGTCTACATCGTCACACGTCCCTGTGCCCAGCTTCGCACCTGGTGCAGCCAACTTCGGAAGCTGCATGCTCTCGACAAGACCCATGAAGTGGAAGAGGGCGTAAGCCGCCTCAGTGCATCGCCGTTACGGCCGGCAAATCAGCGAGCACTCGGGACCAATCTCGAGATGTACTCGGCTCGCGACGGGAGGGTCCAATCGGTTCGTTCCGCTGAGAGTGCCTTTTTGACCAGCGAGTTGATGGCGATCGTCACTGAGCAAGCTGGAGGCCCCGCGGTGGGGTTCGTCTCGTTCTCGTTCAAGTGGTGGGCAAGGGCGTTCGACAGCGAGGACGATTTAGTCCATTTGGAGGTCGAGCTAGGCCAGGCCTGGATCGCGCCGATCTTTCGCGGGCGGAGATGGGGGGAGGCTGCCGCAATAGCTATCGCTTTTGCGGCCAAGCGACACTTCGACTACATCCAGGACACCACGAGATGGCCTCTGACGTTCTTTACGCCACTGGAGCTGACGGTGTGCGCTGACCTCTACAGCCAGAGCGGTGAGGCGCTGCTCGGAAAGTGCGCCGAATACGTGTCCATCCAGTTCAGTTTTGAGCCAGAGCCGCAGCGGCTGGAGGTGTCTCAGATCATTCTGGATGGGCGGTGGTGATAAGCGCATCCCCTAGTTTCTCTGGCGACTACTGGACCTTTTCAACCCAAGCGCGCACGCGCTCAGCGAGCAGCGGCTCACAACGTAGGTTGTACGTCGCTCCTGCCGCAAAATCGTGGTTGAGTGTGATGTCCGCTGAGGTGTACACGGTAGCAAACACCTGAGCTCTGTGCGGCGGTGTCGGAAGAAGGCAACGAACCCGGATGGAGGCGCGGCCAGGAAGAATCTTGGTCGTGGTGGGGTAACCGACATTTCTGGACCCGACTTCGAAGTGGTTCACAGCACTCAACAGAGCTGTCGGGCGCTGATTGAAGGTGGTGCGATCGATTCGAAAGCCGATGTCCGGGTCGGGAGTGGTGAGCGTCGCGACTTCATGCTCACCGAGCTCGGGCCCTTCATAGCCTCGTTTTACTGAGATTCCCGAGCAGCCGGCGATCGCGAAACTGAGCGCAAGGATGGAAAAGGACAGATACCTTAGATGGACCATGCGTTGTGGATTGCGTAATGGATATTGATGTAAAGGCCTGATATTGGCGATCCAATACACCGTCTGCTGCATGTGCGGCACTGCGTGGAATAGCGCGGCTAAGCTTGGTAAGCACGGACGCCAGCAGGCAAAACATCCTCTTCGCCTCGTTTCGCCCGACGATTCTGTTCGTGGCGGAACGCGCGCTCTTCAAGCTTCATCTGAACCTGGGTGTCTGGCGCGCCGCGAAGCATCCGGCAGACTTTGCAGGAGCAGGACTTCGGGGTTTGCTTCGAGGACACGGCGGCGATTATCAGGGCTATCACAGCCATGAAAAAGCCCGCACGCGGCGGGCTTTTTGTTAGCAACCACTAACGTTTATGCGGCGGCGCGTCTGCCAGTGCTTCGTTTGACCTCTTGATCACGCTTGATGGCTGCGACGGATTCCATGAGTAGTCGCTGCTCTTCCGACGCCTTGGAAATCACGTTCGCATAGATACGCTTCTTCTCTGCGGACGATGCTTCCCGGACGAAACGCGATAGCGACGTCTCTTCGACGAGTTCTGGGCGATGACGGAAAAGGTGGAACATGGCGGCCTCAATTCTAGGAGTAAACGATTTTCTCGACTTCTTCCCGTGAATATTGCAGCGGTGCAACGTGATTCAAGGAGCTCACATTCGCGAAGTAACGTCGGTGAGTTCCGTCAATGTCTTTCAAGATTACATCAATCTTGATGTCCGGCCCAAACTTTACCTTTAGCGCGTCTACTACGTCACGGGATGCGAAAAACTGATGCACGAATCGTTCCGGCGGGATGCGGCGTGCTTCTTGGTGCTCCCTGGCCTGTACGAAGTTCCACGCCAAGTGAGGCTCTTGGTACACGTAGATGATCTGGACGGCTCTGCCGTGCTGAATGCAGCGTTCGATGTTCCGTTCGGCCACTCCGAGGCTGGAAAGCGTCCCGTCGAGGAGAAAGCTTTGCTTTTGCTTGAACACTCGGTCGAGGACCCGTTCCACCAAAAGCGAAACGGCGTCTTGCATGAGCCATGAGTTCTGGCCCGTGTAACCCGGGATATGGGTCCGGAAGTCGTCCGGATCAATGCGAAGGAAGGCTCCAACCTCCTCAACGAGAGCTTTGGACGCTTCTGTTTTCCCCGCACCGGGAGACCCCGCCATGAAGAGCGCGACCGGGTTCTTTTCACCCGGGTATTTTTCAACGCTTGTGAAATCGGCAGAAAACCGAGTCCGATTCGCTTTCGCCCATGCAATCGCAGCGCCGTGGATCTCGCGCTCCTCAGGGGTCATTTCACTAGGTGCAGTGGCCATTTCAAGATTTTGGCGGCTGGCCTGTACCATAGAACCGCTCAATATCGGCGATGGTCTGCTCGATGAGAGCCGTGTCCTCGGGCTGCTCGATCAGCTCAACCAGCAGGTTCGCCAAATTCTTTCGAAGCGTAGGCCGCTGCTGAGCGGCGATGCTGGCCAAGTACTCAACGAGCGCTCTCACCGACGGCTCAGCGTCCGCTCCAACGAGCTTGAGCGAAGCTCGTTCAGTCCGCGGCCCTTTACCCGTCTCTAGCCACTCGGGCGATACCCGTAACGCCTTGGCAATGGACACGAGTTCCCGCGGGCGCTGTCTGAAGCCAGATTCGATGTTCCCGATCGAGCTCTGAGACACGCCCACTTCTTCCGCCAGCTGTACCTGGCTCCAGCCCAGCTCCTGCCGGACTGCTTTGACTCGTTCTGCGATTGTCTTCACGAACGAAATTCTCCCACAGCTTTTAAGTGCGTTCGTGTTAGCATTCTGGCTTCTATCGTGTTTAAGGACGGAGTTCTCATGCAAGGGTTCTGGCAAGCAGTGCTGGCTGCAGGTGGGATCGGGCAGTTGGCGCGCCGCATCGGCGTTGCGAACAGCACTCCAAGCAACTGGATCTGGCGAGGCCGAGTACCTGCAGAGCACTGCCCAGCAATCGAGAGGGAGACGGGCGTGATGTGCGAGGTGCTGCGGCCGGACGTTCCCTGGGAAGTGCTCCGTAAGCCAAAGCGGCGTACATCCAAGAAGGCGGCAAGGTGATGTCCCCGGTTCATCGTTTGTCCGTGCGCGGTGCTGCGCGGCCTCTCGGTGTGACATCGGCGTCCTGGGCCGCGAACCTCACATCGACGTCGCCATCAAGCCAGCGAATCACAAGTCTGCTGGTGCGCAGCGTCACCCGTGCTGGTGTACATCCCGTCGGGTCGGCATTCGTACTCAGCGTTGTCCGTGTGCTGTTGTGGATGAAGTCCGGGTCATTGGTTGCTGTGGGCATGGTGAGGCGTGTGTTCATGGATATGAAGTCTGGCCATGCCTACCCGAAAGCACCAGCAAGACAGACAGCACGTTCTTGCACCAGCTGCATCCGGCTGCACGGCGCCGGAACCTCGTGCATGCCTCTGCAGGAGGTTGCAAGGTGACTGTCGATCCTCCTGAAGATCGCGCCCGGAAGATCGTGTCGAGCATCCTCAAGGCGACCCAGCGCGATGCCTCTCAGACCGCTATCGCCGCAGCCATGGGCGTGAGCGAGTCCACCGTCTCGCGGCTGCTCAGCGATCACCTGGACAAGCTCGCGCTCGTGATGGCTCATGCCGGCCTGCGCGTCGTCGGCCAAGACATGCGCTGCTTTCCACCGGACTACGTTGACGCGCTGCTGCTGATGGCGAAGCAGCACCTGAGCGCTGTGCAGACCGTCCGGACGCTGGAGTGGGAATGATGCGCCGCCCCGTCAACCGCGTGATCTACATCGCGCACTTCATCTACTACTTGCACATCCATCGCTCATGGTCGAGTGCCATCTTTTGCATGCAGCACGAGGGGAGGGCGTGGCGCTGATCGCCGCGGCCAACCACATCCAGCCAGTGAACAACCCGCATTTCTCGGAGCCAGCCAAGACATGAAAGCTCACAACATTGAAGTATTTGCGCGGGATGGCGAGGTCGTTGTCCGCCAGGAATCGCCATACGCGGAAGACGCGGTGGGCGATGGCTTCGACACCGTGGTCTTGACACCCGAGCAGGCAGGCGCCGTCTGCCGCTGGATCATGCAGGCCGCTCGGGAGCTGTCGCTTCAGGTGAAGGTCGCGGGAGAGCTCTCCCAGTGAACTACTTCGAGCTTCACATCGGCGATTACGCTGAGGCCACGCAGCATCTGAGCATCCTGGAGGATGGTGTTTACACACGGCTGCTGCGCAAGTACTACGCGAGCGAGAAGCCGCTGCCGGCCGAGATCGAGAAGGTGCAACGCCTGATCGTCGCCAAGTCGAAAGACGAAAAAGCTGCGGTCGAGGCCGTGCTCTCAGAATTTTTTGTCCTGCGCGATGACGGTTGGCATCAGGATCGATGCGACGACGAGATCGCGCGCTATCGAGCTGGTGAGCCTGAGCGGATCGCCAAGAAGGCCAATGAGGAAGCGCGGACCGAGCGCCACCGCAGGGAGCGCGCAGACCTCTTTTCCAAGCTAACCGCAGCAGGGCAGCACGCCGCATGGAACATCGGCATCAGAGAGTTGCGGTCGTTGGTGGATGCGTTGCCGGCCACGGGAACTGCAACGCCTGTCACGGCACCTCGAACGTTCGAGGTCGCGGGAGCGGTAACGGCACCTGCAACGCCTGTCACGGCTACCCAGACACCAGACACCAACCCCCACTTCCCACTACCCACTACCCAGAATAAAGAAGATACCCCCCATACCCCCCAAGGGGGGAGGCGAGCGAGAAAAGCTTCGGACGACTCGACCGAATGCGTGCCGGGGTTCGACGCGTTCTACGCCGCCTATCCCCGCAAGGTCGGCAGGCGGGCTGCGGTCAAGGCGTGGACGAAGCTGGCGCCGGACGAGGCCCTGCAGGCGACGATCCTCGGCGCTCTGGCAGCGCAGAAACCGCACCTCGACCGCCGAGAGAGCGGCCGGTACATCCCGCATCCGGCGACATGGCTCAACGCGGGCCAGTGGGACGACGAAATCCCCGGCGGCAAGCCGGCGCCCGTCAACGCGGCGGGGCAGGTTTGGTGGCAGATCGCCGGCTTCGGGCACGTGGCCGAGGCTCAGAACGACCGATGCCACATCGGCAACTACCACGAGTTCCGCGACGGCAAGCGCATCGCGCAAGGGGTGCTGGCGTGAACGGGGCTGAGCGAATGACCTACGACCGGTTGGTACGGCAGGGAGAGGATGAGCGCGATGCTGCGGAGCAAGCCCGACGCGATGCGCGCGAACGCCTTACTGGCCGCCCTTGGTGGGACATGCCCTGTAGGCGCGGTGAGTGCCCGGGATTCCCTTCTTCGATGACCGGCTGCTGTGGCTGCCACCCCGACGCGCAGACGCCGGAGGACGAATCGTGAACATCTCCGAAATCAAAGCCATGATGGCCGCGCAGGCTGCGGACATCGCGCGCATGCTGCTGCCGCAGGGTAAGCAGCGGGGCAGCGAGTGGAAGGCGGGGAACACCTGCGGCGAGCCTGGCGACAGCCTCTCAGTGTGCATTCGGGGCCACAAGGCCGGCGTCTGGAAGGACTTCGCCAGCGACAACGGCGGCGACCTAATCGACCTGTGGATGGCCTGCCGCGGGCAGTCCATGGCCGAGGCGATGAAGGACATCAAGCGGCATTTCGGCATTCGCGACGACTTCCCGCGTCCACCCGAAAAGACCTTTCGCCGACCGGAGAGCCCGCGTGCCCCGGCAGCGAAGGCCCGGGCCGCGGAGTGGCTGATCGGCCGCGGGCTGACCGAGGAAACGATCCGGGCCTTCAAGGTCGCCGAGCAGGTGCAGCACGGCAAAACCTACGCTGTCTTTCCATTCATCGACGAGCACGGCGAGCTCATCAACATCAAGTACCGGAACCCGGACGAGAAAAAGGACATGCGCCAGGAAGCGGGTGCCGCACCATGCCTTTTCGGGTGGCACCTGATCGATCCGAAGGCGCGGACGGTCACCATCACCGAAGGCGAGATCGACGCCATGACGCTGCACCAGATGCGTGTGCCGGCGCTGTCCGTCAACCAGGGCGCTGGCAACCACCAGTGGATCGAGCACGACTGGGAAAAGCTCGAGCGTTTCGATGACATCCTGATCTGCTTCGACAACGACGAAGCCGGCGACAAGGGCGCGGCCGAGGTCATCAACCGCCTGGGCGTGGAGCGCTGTCGGCGCGTGCGGCTCGGTGCGAAGGATGCGAACCAGTGGTTGCAGGACGGAGCCGAGCCGGTGGATTTTCAGCAGGCGATGGAAGACGCCCGACCATTGGACCCCGACGAACTGCGCAACGCCAACGACTACACCGCGGCCGTGGAAGCGCTTTTTTATCCGCCGCCCGGAACACCGCTGGACCCGGCGCTGTACATCGATAAGGAGCTGGACTGGTTTCGCTTCCGGCTGGCCGAGTACACCTGCTGGACCGGCATCAACGGCCACGGCAAGAGCCTGATGCTCGATCAGATCCTGCTCGGCTTGATGCTGCAGGGCGAGCGCGTCGTGATCTTCTCCGGAGAGATGGGGGCTGCCCGTCACCTGAAGCGCCTGCACAAGCAGGCCAGCGGCCAAGATCGTCCGACCCGCGAATACATCCGTGCGATTGGCGCCTGGTTCCGTGAGCGGCTGTGGCTGTTCGACCTCGTGGGCGTGGCGAAGCTCGACCGTCTGCTCGAGGTGTTTGCCTATGCCGCGCGGCGGTATGGCGTCCGGCACTTCGTTATCGACAGCTTGATGATGATCGACGTGCCGCAGGACGGCCCCGGCGCGATCACCAAGCAGAACGAGGCCGTGCAGAAGCTGGTTTCGTTCAAGAAGACGCACAACGTCCACATCCACCTGGTGGCGCACCCGCGCAAGCTGCGTGACGAAACCGAGGCGCCCGGGAAGATGGAAGTCGCAGGCGCTGGCGGCATCGTCAACGGCGCCGACAACGTGTTCTCCATCTGGCGTGCCCAGAAGGACGAAGCGCCCGCCAACCCGAACGACGCCGATGCGCTCGCCAAGTGGCAGGAAGCCCAGGAGGGCATCGACGCCAAGCTGATCCTCAAGAAGCAGCGCGAGGACGGAGTGCAGGACTACACGCTGCGGCTGTGGTTCGACAAGCCGACCCAGCAGTACCGAACCGGACCAAGGAAGTACCCGCTTCGCTTTGTCGAGTTCTCAACCCAAGACCAGGAGACGCACCATGAGCATGCGTGAGTTCGAGCAGTACCTGAAGGCGTCGGATTTCTTTGCCGACACCATGAACGTCCACCGAGCGGCCACAGCAGAAGTCATCGCGAGCTTCGCCACAGTGCTCAAGCGCCGCGGACAGATGACCGATGTCGATATGAACGAGTTGCTGCGTCGGCTTGAGGACAGCACCGGCCGGCCATCCATCGACGGGAGCCGCCGCATCCTGGCTGCACGCATCGGCGACAGCCTGAAAGGTCGCGGATGAAAGTCATCGAGCGGTACGCCGCTGCCGTCCGGTCGTCCAATCTGGAGATCAACGAACGCACTACGCGCTCGGACTCCGATGTGTTGGGCGCCATGGGGCTTGCCGCGCGCCAGTTCCCTTTGGCCGTCGCGCTGCAGCGCCTGTTCCTGGGCGATAGCACTGCGGCGCGTGAACTCGTCGAGATCCTGGCGGACGACGCATGGCGGCAGGCGAGGGCGATGCGGGTCAAGCTCAACCGGGTGCAGGCCTACGACTTGGCGCAAGGCTGTGTCGCCTGGCACCGCAATCCGACCTGTGACGCGTGCGGAGGGCATGGGGCGACGGTCATCCCCGGCAGTAAGACGCTCGGCGTGCGCTGCAAGCCCTGCAAGGGCACCGGACGCACTTCGCTGAGCAAGCTCTTCAAGGAGCGTGCCGAGGTAGCCGACTGGCTGGTTGCGCACATGGAGCGGCATCAAGCGATGGCCGGACCTGAGGCGATGAAGCAGATCGCGGGGTATTTGGATCTGAAGATCGCCACTGCCGAAGCGGCAAAGTAAAAACTCTTTACTCGTTCGCTGTTTCTGCTTTAAAATCGTTTGGCCTGTACAAATCCCGGGTGTTCCGGGAAAAATAAGAGCAGCCCAGCCGTCGATGGCGGAGCTCACTTCAAATGATCCCAAGCCGCCCTCGAGGCGGCTTTCTCTTGGATAGCTACTCAGTACCCACCCCCGGTGTAAGCAGATACACGCTTCTCACAAAAGAAGCCGGATATTTTTGATAACTGGTTATAGACGCCTGCGGACCGATCAACGAGATTGCTAGATCTCGCTCTGACCCGCCCGGCGCCCATTGGAGCGAGCCTCGGCTAGTGGGTGCCGTGAGGAGACGACCGATGGTCAAAAAGAAGCCCACTCCGCGACGTGATGAAGAGCGTGCACGGAGGGTCGAAGAACTCGTTAAGCGAGCCAAGAGCCAGCTGAAGGCGGGACGAATGCCCGAAATCGACGCTGTTGTTCCGAAAGAGGCCCTGCAGGATGACTACACCGCGGACGACTACCTGAAGTTATGCGCGTCTGTCGTGCTGTTCGGCACTCATAGTTGGTACATCGGGCGCATCGATTTGCCCCCGGAAACAAAGGTCGAGTGGGATGGCTTGCGATGCAGAGATGTGTGGATGGAATTCAACGGGAAGGTTTCACATCCGGACGTCGATAGCATCATCGGCGAGTTGCAAGACTGTATGGGAGTCGCAGTGGCGGCCGCAATCGCTGCAGGACTTGTGAATCTGGCCGCCGCGGCAGCCGCTTTCAAAGAAGCGTTGATTGCCTGCTTGATCTCCAAGGGAGTCGAGATCACGAAGGATTTTGCAGCTTGGATTGATGCCAAAACAGAGAAGGGAAGCTGGCACTACTGCTTCTAGTGTCCAGCGAATTAAGCCCGCCCAGAGTAATCTCGGCGGGTTTTCTTGTGTGCCCTAAACTGCCGCCGCGGTGTGGCGGAATTGGAATACGCAGCGGCTCTCGGCTACCACGGTATGAGGGCAACGGTCAGTCCTCTGGCATCCGGGTTCGAATCCCGGCACCGCTATCCTTTCCGACGAAGCTCGCCCGAAGCAGTGATTGCGTCTGCACTTCGACACAGCTCGCCTACTCTGCCCCAGAAAAGGTGCGCTTACGTCGGGATCTAGGCAATGGCCGTGGCGTAGGTTGAGCAGTAGATTTCCGCGTTTTGCATGCTCGTCCAAGACCGTTTTGTCCATATGTCCGTACCGTTCGAGTATTTAACGGTGGCATGCATTTCGTCGTAGACAGCCTTGGTAATCCACAACGGTTTCTCGGAGAGAGACGTAAGTTTCGCCGCATGATTGGCCGCTCTCCCAATCCAAACCAAATCGTTATACCCACGAACTCCGATGCGTGCTGCGCGCAACTGACTTGTGTCTACGCCGACCACGTGATCGAGAACGAAGGTCGTATCCTTGTACCGCGCCTTGATGGCAGGACGTAGGATGTAGTGCACGGCCCAGTGGATCTGCAGCGCGCTCCGAACCGCATTCGTGTTTTTGCTATTTCCGGTGAACACCGCCATAACTCGGTCCCCGTCGTATGCGGTCACAACGCCGTCATTGCTGGCGATCACGCGAGCAGCGCATCGTAGGTAAGTTTGGTAGATCTCCGCGCTGAACCACCATTGGTAGTTGTCGACCATGTTTGTCGATCCATCGAGGTCTGCGTAGAGAACGGTTGCGCTCTCTAGATTTTTTGCATGATTGTTTAGGCGGACGTCTTCAGGATCGGGGACATTGCCGGTTCGCGTTTCATCCCAAACGCCTGTGTAGATTTGAGAGACTTCCGCCTCGAGGTCAGTCTTCAGTGTCATTGGGACCTATGTCTTAATCAGCAGGCCAACGGCTGCGGCCCAAGGTATCGCGCAAGCAAATGACCATCGAATGCTCTTGGTCACCCACCCGTACTTGTATCCAGCAATCTCCGCATTGCGGTGAATCTGCGCGGCATAATCGTCGAGTAGATCCGTTGGACTCACGGTGCGGATCTTTTCTTGATACTCGGCAAGATCAAGTTCCAAAACCCGGCCGAAGAAGAGAAGTGAAGACTTTGGGCCATTGGTGCGAGGCAGAACTGCCATTGCAGCGCAGAAGATTCCAAGTACAGCCATTCCGGCTGCGCTCAAGGTCCACAAGTATGTCCATGCTGTTCTTGCGTCGAGATCGGACGTGCTGAAAGCGGCGGCCAACCCCCCGATCAGTGCGGTATCGATCGCGACCACTACCCCGACTTTTACTTCAGCTGCTGCGATCCATGCTAGGTGCCGCTCAAAAATCCACTGAGCCGCCCCTAAGCGATCTTTGTCATCCATCTTGTTCCCTCCTGCCTGGAACACATTGTGGCAGGCAACGTTTCCACGAGGCAGCGTGCTTCGTACTATGCGCCGCTCCAGACTTGCTGAAGGGCGAGGCGGTTAGCGTGGAACACATAGCGCTCACCGCTCAAGCCAGTCATGTCCGCTCGCAGAACTGCTTACTCGTTGAAGCCGATGATGGAAATGATCGTGACGACCGTTCCCTTCTTCGGCTGCTTGCCTTTTTTGCTACGAAGGTACATCGCGACGGACTGAAGCAGTTCAGTGCGCGTCAAGGTTCGATACGCCCTGACGTGGTACACAACCCCACGGCCTGGGTCGTTCAACGTGTTCACGATGGTGGGTAGTTCCATCCACGCACTGTAGTGCCTCGTCAGTCGGTTGGACAAGACATAGCACTTGCAACCCGAAAAGCCCAGGCTGGCAGCAGCCAAGACGCACATTGCACGGTGCTTAAAGCCGAGGTGGGAGACCGATATGCGTCGCACAATCATGACTTGCCCACGCTGCGCAAGCGCCAGCCAGAGCTGGACGACCTGGATGGACGAAGGCTTCGAACGGTGGTACTGCGATTGCGGTGCTACGGGGCGGACTTCTCTCGCGCCCGAATCGCAACTTGAAGAAGTTCCTCCGCCCGCTTCAAGGCAAAGGTCTGAACCTCCGCAATCGACAGGTTCGCACTGCGAGGTATTGCCACCGTGAAAGAGATGCTTTCGATCTCTTCTCCATCGGTGCGGTGCACCACGGCGTCCGTCCAAGTGACCAGCCAACCGTGTTCGACAGTGTTCTGGATGGTGAATGGCTGTCCGACATATTGCATTTCGTCCGCCCGTCGCCGGGTCCGTGTTGAGGAACTCGGACTCTACTCGGCGACTGGGCGGGCACCAGCGCGCATGCATGGCTGAGATGGCTGCTGCATACGACAACAAGGACGGCCGCATCCGTGGCCGCGCATTACAGGCGAGGCGTCTAAAGGTGTGGAGCAAGGACCCGAGGTGCGCTGTGTGTCGCAAGCTGGTCGAGTTCAACGATGTGCCCGGCCGCGGATTCCAGCTGGATCACAAAGCACCACTGTTCAAGGGTGGACCGGACACCGAGGCCAACTGCCAGGTGCTGTGCGTGGGGCCGAACGGATGCCACGACAAGAAGACAGCCGACGACCTGGGCTATCGCGCTCCTGTGCGCATCGGGCTGGACGGATTCCCCGAATGAGAGCAACCCATCGACGAGCCGCGTGCACCGAGACGGTGCGCGAAGGGCTGGGGGGGAGGGTTTTCGATAGAACGAGGACCCTTTGGAAACCAGGCGCTTAGTCTTTTATTCACGCGTGTAGTTCAGCAATTTGATTTTTGAGAGTCGAGGTTCCCTATGCCCAACCCCAAAAAGCCGCGAGCGCTAAAGGTGGTCTCGGGCACGGTCCAGCCCAGCCGCGACGAGCAGCCAAGCATCGAATTGCCGCCGGTTGTTGATGTGCCGGAGCCGCCCGAGTGGTTGCCAAACGCGCATGCCGTGAAGGAGTGGAAGCGGTTGGCGCCTGTTCTGGTGGCCAACAAGCTGCTGACCGATGTGGGTCTGAGCCCGTTGGGCAACCTGTGCGCCCTACATGGAAAGATGGTCCAACTGTGGGCCGCGGGCGAGGCCCCTGTCGCGTCGATGGTGGCGCAGTACCGAAACCTGATAAACGACTTCGGCATGACGCCGGTGTCGCAGGGCAAGGTCAGGCCGGTGGGAGACGAGCCGGCGGGAAACAAGTTCGCTCAGCGTGGCAAACGAGCCGCGTGATTTCGTCGCGATAGCGAAGGACTACGCGAAGAGGGCGGCGAACCCCAAGAATCGAAAGCAGTTCGGCATCTGGATGCGACTGGCCGGCCGGCGCTTTCTGGACGACCTGAAGCGGGCGACGAAGGCCCAGGGCGCCCCGTTCTACTTCGACGAGTGGCATGCGAACGACGTGTGTCTGTTCGCCGAGGATCTGCCGCACGTCGAGGGGGTTTGGGACACGCCGACGATCGTCCTGCACGAGTCGCACATTTTCTTCTTGGTGCAGCTGTTCGGTTTCCGCAAGCAGGACGGCACGCGGCGGTTCACGACGGCCCTTTTCGCCATCGCTCGCAAGAATGCAAAGAGCACGCTGGCCGCGATCATCGGCCTGTACTGCCAGAACTGCGAAGGTGAGAACGGACCGCAAGTCATCACCGGAGCGACAACCGGGCAGCAGGCCCGGATCGTGTTCAAGGTCGCGAAGACCATGGTGGAGAAGACGGCGGATCTGCGGTCGGCGTTCGGACTCGAGGCTTTCGCCAATGCGATCGCCAGCTATAACAACGGCGGCACCTACAAGCCGATCAACGCGAAGGCGAGCACGCAGGACGGCTTGAACCCGAGCTGCACGATCCTGGATGAGATCCACGCGCATAAGAATCACGACCTGCTGAACGTGCTGAAGTCGGCGGCGGGTGCGAGGCGGAACCCGTTGTTCCTGTATCTGACGACCGAGGGCTACGCGAACCCGGGACCATGGGAAGAGGAACGAGAGTTTGCAAAGAAGGTGCTGCGCGGCCTGATCGAGGCCGACCACTACCTGGCGGTTTACTACGCCGTAGACGAGAAAGACGACGACCTCGGCACGGAAGCCGATGACGACTTCGACGAAAGCGCCTGGCGGAAGGCGAATCCGTTGATGGACGTGAACCCCATCCTGCTTGACGAGATCCGGAAAGCCGCCATCGAGGCGAAGGACAAGCCTGGCCAGCATGCCGAGTTCAAGATCAAGCGGCTGAACCGGCCGTCAGCGGTCGCACAAGGCTGGGTCAACATCACGAAATGGCGGGAGTGCAAGGGCGCCGTCGATCTGGAGTGGTTGCGGAAGTACCCGTGCACAGGCGGCCTTGACCTGTCGAGCACCACTGACTTGACATCGTTCCGGCTGGTCTGGGACATCGAAGGGTTCATCTACACGCACGGATGGCGCTTTGTGCCGGCAATGGCCGTTCGCAAACGCACGCAGCGTGGTCTCATCCCTTACGCAGGGTGGGTACTGAAGGGCCTGCTGATCGAGTCCGGCGTCGAGGCCATCGACTATGCGCCGATCGAGAAAGTGATCATCGACGCGAACGAACAGTTCAACCTGCAAGCCGTGGGCTACGACGGTTGGAACGCATCGCAGACCGTGCAGCGCTTGAATGCTGCCGGCGTGAACATGCAGCAGTTCATACAGGGACCGCGCAGCTACCACCCGGCAATGCAAGCGCTCGAGGTGGCCTACCTGAACGGCCGCTTCGCCTTTGGCCAGGATCCGATCCTGAACTGGAACGCGTCGAACGTGATAGCGCGCCAGGACGCGAACCTGAACAACGCGCCCGACAAGAAGAGGGCGCCGGAAAAGATCGACGATTTCTCAGCCTTGCTTATGGGCATCGGCGCCGGCCAGGTGGAGAAACCACGAACGCCTGACTACAAGATGATCGTCATTTGATCGTCGCCCCTCACTCGAAGCCCGCCCTGTGCGGGCTTTTTTCATTGGAGCCACCAGCATGGACCGCGCGTTTTCCACCATCGAGATCAAAGCCCTGAGCGAGGGCGACGGCCGCCGCACGTTCAAGGGCATCGCCTCGACGCCAAGCACCGATCGCGCCGGCGACATCGTCGAGCCAAGTGGTGCGCAGTTCAGGCTGCCCATGCCGTTCCTCTGGATGCACGACAACGCCGATCCCATCGGCTGGATCACCGCGGCCAAGGTAACGGAGAAGGGCATCGAGGTTGAAGGCGAGGTGGCCACCATCGAAGAGGATGGTCCGCTGAAAGAACGCCTGACGATGGCCTGGCAGATGCTCAAGGCAAAACTCGTTCGCGGTTTGTCGGTTGGCTTCAAGCCCATCGAAACCGCCCAGATCAAGGGATCGTTCGGCGTGCGCTACATCAAGTGGCTCTGGTTCGAACTGTCCGCCGTCGTCGTGCCCGCAAATGCCGACGCATCCATCACCGCGATCAAGTCGATCGACAACGCCCTGTTCGCCGCGACCGGCAAACAGCAGGACCGTGTCGTTCGCCTGCTCGCTCCCGGCGTCTCGGGAAATCCCAAAGCCCGAAAGGGCGTCGTTTTCCTCAATTCCTGAAAGATCATCATGAACCTGCAAGAACAGATCAAGCGTCTCATGGAGACGCGCACCGCCAAGGCCCTCGAGCTCGAAGGCGTGCAAAAGAAGGCCATGGACGAAGGCCGCACCAAAGACGAAAGCGAGCGCGAGACGTTCAAGGGCCTGACCACCGACATCAACCAGATCGACGCTGAGCTCGCTGACCTGCGTCAACTCGAGGGAATGCAGGTCGAGAAGGGTGTTCCTGCAGCTGGTGGCAACCCCGCTGCCGCGGCCGGCGCCCGCGGCTCAATCGCCACGGGTGGTGCTCCCGCCATTCACATGAAGAAGGACGCGGACGAGAAGTTCAAGGGCCAGAACTACACCCGCATCGTGATCGCGAAGGCACTCGCCCGCATCAACGACACGAACCCGTTGTTCGAGGCGCAGCGGCGCTGGGGTGAAACGAACCCCACGCTGGTGAACATCATCAAGGCGAACGAAGTGCCGGGCGGTGGCACCGGCGCGGGCGAGTGGGGCAGCGAACTGGTGGCGGTGAACAACCAGTACACCGGCGACTTCATCGAGTTCCTGTACGGCGCCACGGTCTACGACAAGCTACCGCTCCGCGAGGTGCCCGCGAACGTGATGATCAAAGGCCAGGACGGTGCGGCTACGGGGTACTGGGTGGGCGAATCCAAGGCGATCCCTGCCACCGCCATGGACTTCATGAACGTGACGCTGAGCCGCCGGAAGGTCGCCGCCCTGGCTGTGATTTCGAACGAACTGATCAAGGACTCGTCGCCTGCCGCAGAAATGCTGGTGCGTGATGCCCTGGTCAACGCCTCGGCGCAGCGCGTCGATCTGACGTTCCTTTCCGCTGCCGCTGCTGTTGCGGACGTTTCGCCCGCCGGTATCCTGAACGGCGTCACGCCGATCGCCTCGGCCGGCGACGACGCGGACGGTCTGCGCCAAGACATCAAGGCGCTCTATGCACCGTTCCTGACCGCGAAGAACGCCACCGGCCTGCAGCTCGTGACGAGCCCGACGCTCGCCAAGGCAATCCAGCTCATGACGAACGCGCTGAGCCAGACCGAGTTCCCGGGTATCACCACCGCCGGCGGCACGCTGCTCGGCGATCCAGTGGTGACTGGCGACAACGTCAACCCGGCCTGGCTGGTGCTGCTGAAGCCGAGCGACATCTATCGCATCGGCGACACCGGTGTCGAGGTGTCGATCTCGCGTGAAGCCATGATCGAGCAGAACTCGGCGCCGACTGGCGCGACTGACACGCCGGTCGCCGCTTCGCAGACGATGACCTCGATGTTCCAAAGCGAATCGACGGCCATCAAGGTGGTACGCCCGATTAACTTCGGCAAGCGCCGCGCCTCTGCCGTGGCCTATGTGAACGACGCGGCCTACGGCACTCCGCCCGCGCCCTGAGCGTAACCCGCCGGGCCCCTCGGGGCTCGGCTCTCAAATTCCTCAAGGAGCCGCCGTGCGTCAAGATCTCAAAGCCCTCAAGCCGTTCAGGTATGCAGGCCGTGCCCTGCAAGCCGGCGACCCTTTCAGCGCTTCCCGTCGCGATGCGCGCGTGCTGCATGCATTGGGCCGAGCGGCGCCTGCCGATTCCTACACAACCACCGCGGCGACTGTCCCGGTGACGAAGGCGCCCGCCACGACGGCTGCGCAAAAGCCTGCAGCCAAGAAGACGAAGGCGCCCGCGAAGTGAGCACCTTCGGCGCCTACCTTCGCGAGCAGCAAGTCCTGCAAGCGGCTCAGGTGAAGGCTGTTCCAACGGTGCAGCCGCGCGGGTTGGTCTCGCTGAACACCAGCGGCGCGTGGATCGACATCACCCCCGCTCAGCCGCCCGGTTACTTCCAGCTGGACATCAACGCCCGTCCCGAGACGGTGATGTCGCATCCAGCCGTCTTCTCGTGCGTGACGGTGATTTCCAACGACATCGGAAAGCTGCGCACTCGCCTGATGAAAGTAGACGCCGATGGCATCTGGAAGGAAGCCCAGAGCGCGGCTTACTCCCCAGTGCTGCGCCGCCCGAACAACTACCAGAACCACATCCAGTTTCGGCAATGGTGGATCATCTCCAAGTTGGTCTGGGGCAATGCCTACATCCTGAAGGTTCGCGATGGCCGCGGCGTGGTGGTCGGCATGTACATCCTCGATCCAGGCTTGGTCATGCCAATGATCGCGCCGGATGGAACGATCTTCTATCAGCTCGCGCAGGACAATCTTTCCGGCCTGCAGTTGCCTTCGGTGTTCGTGCCCGCCTCGGAGATCATCCACGACCGCATGAATTGCCTGTTCCACCCGCTGGTGGGCGTGTCGCCGCTGTTTTCTGCTGCGCTACCCGCCTCGAGTGGGCTGGAGATCCTGAAGGACTCGCAGCGCTTCTTCAAGCAAGGGGCTAAGCCCAGCGGGATCCTGGCCGCGCCTGGCGCGATCGGCGCGGACACTGCAAAGGAATTGAAGGAATACTGGAACGCCAATTTCACCGGCGCCAACTCGGGCAGGGTCGCGGTTGTCGGCGATGGGCTCAAGTACGAGCCAATCCGAATGACATCGGTCGATTCGCAGACGAAGGAGCAGCTCGGCCTGAGCGCCGACATGGTCGCCCAGGTGTTCCACGTCCCCGGGTTCAAGGTTGGCGGACCGATTCCCGCGGGTCAGAAGGTAGGCGACCTGAACCAGATCTATTTCAGCGATGCGCTGCAGTCGCTGATCGAGGAAATGGAAGCCAGTCTCGATGATGGCCTTTCGCTTCCAGCTGAGTACCGCACCGAGCTCGACCTGGGCAACCTGCTGCGCATGGATCCGGCCACCCAGGCGGACGTAACCGTGAAGCTGGTTGGCGGGGGCGTGATGACGCCGAACGAAGGCCGAGCAGATCACAACCTGCCGCCGCTTGTCGGTGGCGACACGGTCTACATGCAGCAGCAGGACTTCCCGCTGGATCAGGTCCGACTTAACAAGATCGAACCACCGGCACCGCCTCCGTCGCCCCAGGCGCCGCCGGCACCCGCGCCGGAGCCCGAGGAAGAAGATCTCTCAGAAGAAGAGCGGCGCGCGTTTGCCGACTACATCGCGAAGGAGCTTGAATGCGAGCCGACCTGAAAGCACTGGCCGACATCGTCATCCAGACCTTCCGCGCAGCAATTGCGCCGATCGCCAAACGATTGGACGAACTCGATCTGGTGGTGAAGGGCATCCCCGAAACTCTGGCGCCCCGTATCGAAGAGACCGTGAAAAAGGCTGTGGAAGCGATCCCGCTCCCAAAGGACGGGCAAGATTTCCCGGCCGAAGAGGTTGAGCGCATGGTGGCTACTGCCGTCTCGGCGATTCCGCCGCCTAAGGATGGCGAGCCAGGCTCAAGCGTAAGCATTGTGGATCTGGAGCCCGTAGTTGCGGAGGCAGTTTCTAAAGCGGTTGCCGAGATTCCCCCACCGAAAGACGGTGAAAGCGTGCCAGTCGAAGAGGTGCGTCGAATGATCGATGAAGAGGTGGCGAAGGCGTTGGCAGCCGTGCCGCCTGCCAAGGATGGTGAGCACGGACGCGATGCGTTGCAGCTCGAACTTCAGCCCGAGATCGAGGTGGAGAAGTCGTACCCGCGCGGCACCTATGCGCGACATGCCGGCGGCCTCTGGCGCGCATTTGAGGCCACGAAGGCGATGCACGGGTGGGAGTGCGTCGTTGACGGTATCGCCGACCTGCGCATCGAGCAGCCGAGCGGCCGTGAGTTCACGCTCGTGGCCCGCACATCGAGCGGTGCCGAAGTCTCGAAGTCGATCAAGGTTGCCGCGCTGGTGGACAAAGGCGTCTTTCGTGCGGACGAGGGCTACGAGGCCGGCGACGGCGTGACGTGGGGCGGCTCGTTCTTCATCGCGCAGAAGGATGCGCCCGTCGGCAAGCCAGGTGAGCCCGGTTGCGATGGCTGGCGGCTGGCCGTGAAGCGCGGGCGCGATGCAGGAAAGGGGGTTGCCGTATGACCATGCTGGTGACGCTTGAGCAGGCCTCCGATCACCTGCGCCGCGACACGGTAGACGATAGCGCCGACCTGACGCTGAAGATTCACGCTGCATCCGGTGCTGTGCTGCGCTACCTGAAGGGCGCCAACCATTTCCAGCCTGAGCTTGACGCCGAAGGAAACCCGGTGGTAGACGCCGACGGGAAGCCGGTCTACACGACCGAGGTGCTGTTTGAAGTTCAAGCCGCCGTTCTGCTGCAGCTCGGCTATCTCTACAAGGACCGGGACAACGACAAGGACCACGAGTACGAGCAGGGCTTCCTGCCGCGGCCCGTGACAGCGTTGCTGTACGGCCTGCGCACCCCGGCACTCGCATGACGCTCGGAGCTGGAAGTCTCAACCGCCGGGTCAAGCTGCAGCGCCTGGTGGAGTCGCAGGACCCGGTTACCGGTGCGGTGTCGAAGACCTGGCAGGACGTGGCGACCGTCTGGGCGAACGTGCGCTACCTGAACGGCGTCGAGACGCTGAAGGCAGACACGACGATCAGCGCGGCCAAGGTGTCGATCCGCATTCGCTTCCGCGCAGACGTGGTGGCGAAGTGGCGCGTGGTCTACGCGCTGACGAATTTCAACATCCTGGCCGTGCTGCCTGACGCGCAGGGCCGGGAGTACGTCGATCTGGCGTGCGACACAGGAGCGAACGAAGGATGACGAACCACATGAAGACAATGGCCGGACAGGGCGCCGACTTGCGCGACCTCCTGATGACCGAACTGAACATCCCTCGCTCGTCGAAGTGGTTCGAGGTGCGCTTCGGCGTCGACGAGCCTGTGACTGTGCGTTGCGAGTTCTACGCTGAAGAGCAGCCCGAGCACGAGGAAGAGCCCGATGTTCCGGATGCTCCCAACTACGGCGGGCTGAATGGCTGACACCCGAACCTTGCGCGGCCTAGACGACGTGCTGGCCAAGCTCAAGGCCCTCCCGCCGGAAATCGCCAGCAAGCGAGGTGGCCCGGTGAAAGCGGCGCTGCGCAAAGGCGCGGTCGTGATCCAGAAGGCGGCAAAGGCGAACATCCGCCGCATCACGCAGAAAACCGAGGACGCCGGCTACGCCAGCACCAAGACGCTTGAAAACGCTGTCGTCGTGCGCCGCGACCCGAATCCGCAGCGCAGCGGCGCGAACGAGCGGTATCGCGTGATGATCAGCCGCAAGAAGTATGCGGGCCGCGATACCAAGGCGGTGGCCACCGGCCGCTATCTGGAGATCGGGACCGAAAAGCAGAAGGCCGAGCCCTGGCTGACGCCGGCTTACATGAGCGAGCGCGAAAAGGCCCTATCCACTGTCGAGCAAGAGCTCGTTGCGGGCGTCAATCGTGCAATTGCCAAGGTCTCGAAAGGTGGCCGCTGATGCTGCCCCTGGTCTTCCCTCTTCTGAAGAACGCCGCGGCCGTCACTGCGTTGATCGGCACGAGCCCTGTGCGCGCGTACCGCCATGGCCGGGCGCCACAGGACGTGGCCGCCCCCTATGTCACATGGAGCGCGCCCGGCGGCACCGCTGAAAACACTTTCCAGGGTGCAGACGCAGACTTTTTCCGGGTGCAGGTCGATTGTTGGTCAGACGGGGATGCGGAGATTGAAGCGCTCGCCGCTGCGGTCCGTGCTGCGCTCGAGCCGGCTGCCTACCTGGTTGCCTACCTAGCGGACGACCAGGACGAGACCACCAAGCGATACCGCATCAGCTTCGCATTCGATTTCATCAAGCCGCGCTGAGCGGACAGATTTCAACCACCAGGCCGCAATTGAGCGGCCTTTTTTTTCGACCAAAGAAAGGCCATCACCATGGGCACCGTCATCAAAGCACAAGGCACCGACCTCTACTGGGCCACGGGCCCGACCGCCGTCGAGCGCGTTGTTTGCGCCACTGGCATCACCGGTCTGGGCGGCGCCCGCTCCCAGATCAATACCTCGTGCCTGGATAACACCGAAGACGAAACCTTCGTCGGCGGCCTCGGCACTCCTGGGCAAGTTACTGTGCCGTTCAACATCCACAAGGGTGAAACGGCGCACGAAGATCTGATTGCTCTCAAGGCTTCGGGTGCGAGCGTCTCCTGGGGTATCTACAGCTCCGATGCCTCCACGGTGCCGACCGCCGTCGCCTCAGTGATGCAGACGGTCGTCGATCGCGTCTCTGCCCGTTTCACCGGATATGTCGCGGACTTCAATCTCGACGTGGCCGGCAACGACATCTGGAAGGGCACGATCACCATTCAGCGCAGCGGACCTGTGCTCTGGGACCTGCTGACGGCATGAACGAATTCGACAACCTCTTCGTCTCGCCCGAGGTGCATGAGCGCACGGTCGAGCTCGCCGACGGCACCAAGCACATCCTGCACTTCCGCGAAGTCCCGGCGACGATCTTCCGCAAGTTCCAGATGGACGAGTCCTCCGACGACGAGGACGTGCGCGCGAACAGCATCGCGCGACTCATCGCGGCCAGCCTGTGCAAGGCCGACGGATCGCCAGCGATCTCCGTCGAGAAGGCCGCGACGCTCAAGCCGAACCCATCGAACGTGATCTTTTCGGCGGTGCTCTCGGTGAACGGGGTCGGCGCCAAGGGAAAAGCCCAGCCGCCGGGGGAACCGACTGGTTCTGGCACGTCCTCGCCCTTGCCCTCGGCGGCCGAACAGTAGAGGAATGGCAGGCCTGCATGACGCAGGCCGAGTTCCAGCGCTGGGGCGCATTTTTCCGAGAAAACCCCTTCGACGACTTCCACCGCTATCACCGCCCAGCCGGACTCATCTCGGTCAGCCTGGGTGGCGGCGACGTGCAGGACAAGCTGGACTGGCTAAGGCCTCCACCTGACACCGGGCATACGGGCGCGGACATGGACTTGTTCAAGGCCGCCGGCATCACTCCACCGAGAAAAGCAACATGACCATTGGCAGCATCGTCGTAGACCTGCTCGCTCGCACAGGCTCGTTTGAAACGGACCTGAACCGAGCCGCCAAACAGGCGGAGAAGCGCGCGAAGGAGATCGACGCCGCTGTTTCGAAAGCCGGTGCCGCGGTGGGGACGGCGCTTGGCGCGGCAGGCATCGCCGCCGTGTACTTCGGCAAGCAACTGATCGACGGCCTGGACGCGCTCAACGACGTGGCGGATGCCACCGGCGCCAGCATCGAAAACATCAGCGCCCTTGAAGACGTGGCGATGCGTACCGGCAGCAGCATGGATACCGTCACCGGCGCGCTCGTGAAGTTCAACAATGTGCTCAAGGAGGTCGATGGCAAGAACGCCGCATCGCAAGCGCTGAAGGCTCTGGGCCTGGACGCCCAAGAACTGAAGCGAATGGATCCGGCAGAGGCGCTGCACCGTACCGCTGTTGCGCTCGCTGGCTTCGCCGACGACGGCAACAAGGCGCGGCTCGTTCAGGAGTTGTTCGGCAAGTCGATTCGCGAGGTTGCGCCTCTGCTGAAGGATCTGGCCGAGAAGACCGAACTCGTGGGCACGGTGAGCGCGGAGCAGGCAGCCAACGCTGAGATTTTCAACAAGCAGATCTTCGCCATGAAGGCGAACGCCACCGAAGCTGCACGCTCGATCGTCGGCGACCTTCTGCCGGCGCTGAACCAGTTTCTTCGAAACGCTGCCGACATCAAGAAGATGGGCGGCTTCGGCCTGATCGTCAAGGACGCTGCGAAGGACATGATCGGCCTCGGCAGGATGACCGGCGACAACGGCGCGGACATCAAGCGCCTCATGGCAGAGCGCGACAAGCTGCAGGGCGAGATGGACAAGGAGGCTCGACCCCTTGTTCGTGCCAACGACAGCCGCAAAGGCGACATCGAAGAGTTGAATCGCTATCTGGCCTTGCTTCGGATGAAGCAGCGCAACGAGATCGAGCTGGCGAATACGGGACAGGATTTCGGCGACGCGGTATCGCGGCGCACGAAGAAGCCGCCATCGCTCCCCGAGATTGCCGCTGTCAAGGACCCCAAGAAGGCCGGCGGGCCTAAGGAGTCGGAATACCAGAAGTATCTCGAGAACCTGGGCAAGGAGCTCAGCCGGACTGAAGAGCTCACGCGCGCCGGCATGGTGCTCGCCGACATCCAGTCTGGCCGGCTCAAGCTGCTGAAAGGCGAGAGCGCCGAACCGCTGCTTGCCATCGCGCGCGAGATCGACGCCAACAAGGAGCTGACCGAAGAGAAAAAGCGCCGGGTTGAGTTCGACAACCAGCTTCGTGAATCCGTGCTCCAGGACATGCAAACGCAGGAGCAGCAGGTCAAGACGCTGGATGAGGGCAACAAGGCAATGCGCGAAGAGATCGAACTCATCGGCAAAAACGCCGAGGCGCAAGCCGCCATCGAGCAGGCCAGGCTCAGCAGCGCGATCGCGATCAAGGAGGAGCAGCTGGTCCGCTCAGCCAACACAGAATTCCTGAGCCGTGAATCAGCTGCGCTTCAGGAGCAGATTCGACTGCTGACCGAGCGCCGTGACCTGGTGGGCATGAAAGGGGCCGCTGAGAAGTTGGCGGACGACGCCAAGAAGACCGAAGACCTCGCCAAGAGCATCGGCGCGGCGTTCTCCAGTTCGTTCGAGAAGGCCATCGTTGACGGCGACAAGCTGAGTGACGTGCTCAAGGGGCTCGCCAAAGACATTCTGTCGCTGACCTTGCGCCAGGCCTTCACCGCTCCCATGGCTGAGGCCATCGGCAAGGGCGTCAGCGGATTCGATTTCAGCAGCATCTTCGGGGCCATCGGCGGGCTGTTCGGTGGCAAGTTCGCTGAAGGGGGCTCGCCGCCAATGGGAAAAGTTTCTATCGTCGGCGAGCGCGGCCCCGAGCTCTTTGTACCCAATACGGCCGGCAAGATCATCCCGAACCACGCGCTAGGTGGTGGCGGCGGCGCTGTGACGGTTGTTCAGAACTTCACCGTGGGCGACGTGGCCACAGAGGCGACGGTGCGGCAGGCGGTGACGAATTCCGAGCGCCGCATCGCTGGCCAGATCGGCCGCAGCCGTCAGTACGGAGGCGCACTCGCATGAGCCTCATCGCGCTTCCAGCCGGGCTCTGCCCGAATTCTTTCTCGCTGCGGCAAAAGACGAATCAGCGCATGTTCGAGTCCCCCTTCGGAGGGAGTGAGCAGGTGATTGACATGCTGAACGATCGGTGGATGGTGTCAATGTCGCTGCCCAACAGGCTGCACGCCGACGCCGCGCGTGTAGAGGCATTCATCGCTGCGCTTCGCGGCATGACCAACACCGTGGCCCTCTACCATTGGGCCCGCAAGCAGCCGAGGGGCACCATGCGGGGAAGTCCTTCATGCGGAGCGATTTCCGCAGGCGCGCAGACGATTTTCATCGGCAGCGCGGGCGCAGGAGCCACCCTGCTGGCAGGCGACATGATCGGCATCGCAGGATTGCTGCTGCAGGTGGCGTCGGATGTGACAGCCGACGGCGCCGGCCTTATGCCCTTCGTCCCATTGGTCAACAGCGTGCGAAAGGACATCCCGAGCAATACGCCCGTGATCTGGGACAAGCCGACTGCACCGTTTCGGCTCGCGTCTCAGTCGGCCGTTCAGTACATCCCAGGTTATGCGCCGGAAGTGGCGCTCGACTTCGTGGAGTCCATCGTATGAGGACGCTCGCCCCTCAGACGATCGACACCCTCAATGCGTCGATGCTGACGATCGTCCAGCTGGTGTACATGGAGTTTCCAGGCTTCCCAGTCGCCCTGAACTCTGCGAACCGCCCCATTGCTTACAACAGCGTGATGTACGAAGGCGCAGCCGGGCTCGGCTCCGTTGGCGCGGTCGAAGACTCTTCCGGGGAGGTGAAGGGGCTGCAGTTCGAGTTGTCCGGCGTACCAATCGAATACATGGCATTGGCGCTGGATGACGCGGCGATCGTGCAGGGCACGCCCGTGACGATCAGGCTCGCCATTCTCGACGCGGTCGGTCAGGTCATCGAGGCGCCGATCGACTGGATAGGCCGGATGGACACGATGAGCATCCAGGAGGACGGGGAGACCTGCTCCATCGCCGTCACCGCTGAAAGCTCGGCCGTGGATCTGCTGCGCGGCAACGCGCTCACGACCAGCAACGCCGACCAGCAGTTTCTCTACCCCGGCGACCGGGCGTTCGAATACGTCGCTTCGCAGGCCGGGACCCCCGTGGTCTGGCCGACCAAGCAGCTCTTCATGGCGATGCGGTGATGAGACTCCCGGACTGGCAAATGCGCTTCGCCGAATTCGGCAAGCAGCGGGCAGCGATGCCTTTTGAGTGGGGCTCGAACGATTGCTGCTCTTTCGCGGCTACTGCCGTCGAAGCGATAACTGGCGTCAACCCAATGGTTGGAATCGCCCCCTACGACAGCGCCATCGAAGCCGCGCGCATGACTGAAGAGGGCGGCGGTTTGGCCCAGCTCGCCACATCGCTACTTGGTTCGCCGGTGTCCCCTGTCATGGCGGCGGTGGGCGACGTTGTGCTTGTGATTAATGTGGGTCGGGAGATGCTGGGTGTCTGCAACGGAGTCAACGTCGCGGCGCCCGGTGCCGCCGGCATGGTCGCGCTTGGCATGGACGCTGCTCTCGCGGCCTGGAAGATCTAATGCCACAAGCACTGGTTTACGTCTTTACGGCTATCGGAGCTTCCGTCGGTGTGGCCACTGTCGCGGCCTACGCCATCACGCTTGTAGGCACGCTGGCGCTCTCGAGCTACCAGAAGCGCAAGGCGGATCGACTCGCGCGGGCGCAATTCGACGCTGCACAGGTCGACCGCCTGGCCAACGTGCCAGGCACCGTCGCGCCGCGAGAACTCGTGCTCGGTCGGGTGCGCAAGGGCGGGCATGTTTTCTACCGAACCAGTGTCGGACAGTACAAAGAGTTGTTCATCATGTGCATCGCGGTGGCGTCGCACGAGATCGACGGCATCGAACAGGTCTATTTCAACGATCAGCCTGTCACGCTCGATGTTGACGGGAAGGTGACGACGGCGCCCTATGGCGTTGCATCGAAGATCAGCACTCAGCAAACGCTTCCCGGTGCGGTAACCGTCTTGGCTCAAACGCCGATCGACGGAGGCGCCTCGCTCAGGATCGATCGAATCTTTGTTGGTGGGGGCGGGCGTACCGAAGTCACGGGCTTTACCGTCTCCGGCAATGTCGTCACGATCACCGAAGACTTTCTGCCCGGCCGGATTTACACGGCTTACTACCAGTACTCGGGGTTCAATTCGTTCGCCCATGTGCGCTGGCACCTCGGATCGCCCGGCCAGGCCGCGGATGGGGCACTTATCCAGCAGCTGGGCGGCGCCTGGACCGAAGAACACCGTGCCGCCGGCATCGCCTATCTGGTCTGCAGCTTCGCGTACAACGACACCGCTTTCCCTTCTGGAATTCCGAATGTGACCGTCCGCATGCGCGGCGCCAAGGTGTACGACCCGCGGACCGGCACTACTCAGTTCACCGAGAACCCGGCGTTGATGATGCGGCACGTCATGCTGCATCCGCAGTTCGGCAAGCGCACTGCCATGACCGCCGCGGAGGATGCACGGATCATCGCGGCGGCCAATACCTGCGACCTTCCGATCAGCTATTTCGGCACGGACATGGTGGAAATGTTCCGGGCATCGTGCGTCTTCCCCTTCGGGACAGCTGCTCGTGATGTCCTGGATGACATGTCGCAGGCGATGGGGGGTGAGTGGGCCTATGCAGCCGGCGAGTTCTTCGTGCGCGCAGGCAACTATCAGCTGCCCGTCATGGACTTCTTCGACAAGGACTTGGCAGTTGTGCAGCGGTCGAACGACGGCTCCACTTCTCAGAACGGAATCTCGATCAGCCCACACCGCGCACGAAATGACAAGTTCAATACCGTGGCAATCCGCATCTGGGACGAGGCGGCCAACTACGTACAGACTCCGATCACGCCCTTCCGCGCGGATGCCCTGGTTGCGGCCGATGGTGCGGAGATTTCCCAGGAAGTCACGATGCCGGCAGTCTTCTATGCCGGGCAGGCGTTCCACATCGCCGGCATCATGTTGCGAGACAGCCGCGACCCTCTGACTATCTCGCTGCCGCTGAAGATGTCCGCCTATGCAGTCGAACTTTTCGACACTGTGACGGTGACGCTGTCGCGCTATGGCTGGGTTGGCAAGCCGTTCCGGGTGATCGGCCGCACTTTCTCTGCAGGCGGCGTGGTGCAGGTGCTGTTGAAGGAAACGAACCCTGCGATCTACCAGTATGGCGGAGGGTTCCAGCCGCAGGGCTACGCGCAGAACAGTGGACTTCCGAAGCCGTGGGACATCGACCCTCCGACCATCACCGACATTTCGAGTGGGGAAGGCGAACTCATCATTCAGAACGACGGCACGGTCGTGAACGGTGTTCGCGTGACTTGGACGCCAGTGGCTGATCAGTCGATCGCCAATGGCGGCGAGATCGAGGTTCAATACCGGGTGCTGCCAGAACCATCCTATCGAAGCCTGGTCGTGCCGGGGGACAGCACGGAAGCGAAGTTCACGGGGGCGGAGGATCTTGCATTCGTCCTGATCCGAGTGCGCAGTCGCAACAGCCTGGCGGTGAGCGATTGGAGCTTCGAAGAGATGCACCAGGTGATCGGCAAGACGGCGCCACCGCCCAACATCGAGAATCTGACCATCTCCGGAAGCGTCATGTCTTGGACCATGCCGCGGCGCGTGCCTGATCTGGCTGGCTTTGTCTTCCGGTTCCAGTACGGCAACAACACCGATTGGGGTAGCGCGGCGCCTCTGCACAACGGCCTGATCACTGAATCGCCGTATGACCTTGTGACCCGGCCCGGCGGGGTGGTGACGATCATGGGGAAGGCACAGGACACGAGCGGAAACCAGTCACAGGCCACGGCCAACATCGTGATGAACCTGGGCGATGCGCCGATTGCCAACATCATCGAGCAGTGGGACTTCAAGGCCATGGGCTGGCCCTACCAGGCGGGAGAGCAGAGCGGATGGACGCTCGTGTCCGGAGACCCGACGGCGGACGCACTAGATTCTCTGTACGGCACCGACGACCAGAGCTTCTACGGCGCCGATCTTGATCCGTTCTACGACGCGAGCGCTTATGGGCAGATGGTTTATGTGACCGAAGAGATCTCGATCAACTCGGCCCTTGCCGGATCAATCATGACCTTGGCGACTCAAACGCAAGGCACAGATCTTCATGTCGACTATCGCCTGGCTGGCCCTGGCTCGTTGTACGGTTCCGACTCCGATCCGATGTACGGGCCAGATGCCGAACCCTTTTACGATGGCCCAGGAGAGTGGCAGCCGTGGCCTGGACAACTGGCGGTCGAAAACGAGGTCTACCAGTTCCGCGTGACCATCGGAGCCGGCGTGGATCGTGGGATCTTGCAGCAGATGGTGCTGACCATTGATGCCCCAGACATGGAAGAGGAAATTCCTGATCTGGTCATCAATGCCGGGGGTACTGCGATTCCGTACACGAAAAACTTCACCTACATCAAGACGGTGCAGGCCACGTTGCAGGCCAACGCCAGCGGTGCAGAAACGCTGCAGGTCACCAAGACCACGCCGCTGATCCCATTCGTCAAGGCTTACAACGCCGCCGGGGCTGCGGTCTCAGGCGCCACAGCCGACATCACGCTCAAGGGCTACTAGCTCCACACCTCTACAGATTCAGGCCGCCTCCGGGCGGCTTTTTTATTTTCGAAAGGCAACACCATGTCGGCATTTCCCGCACGCACCACGCTTGCAGACACCTACCCGAATCCTTCAAATGCGGTCTTTCGAACCGGCATCGGTGAGTTTTACGATGCGACGACTGGGTTGCTCGGCACGACTGGCAACCAGGCCGAAGCCCGCGACCTTCTCGGCATCGGCGGCATGCAGCAATACCGACTAACGAAGTCGGGCGCCAATCTTCTGCTATCCCGCTACGGTGGCAAGTTCCTGACGGTGAACAACGTCAACTGTGCCATTCCGGCGGCCGGTGTGACTTTGGCGCCAACCGGGGCGGTCTCGGGCACCTCATACTTCGTTTACGCAACCGCCGCAGCCGGAGTTGTCACCGGGCTGGAATTCTCCGCCACGGGCTATGTGATCGACACGACCTCGGGCGTGCCGGTGAAATCGTCAGACCCTACGCGCACGCTCGTTGGCCTGGTGCGTGCCGTCGGCGGCCCTGCATGGTCCGACATCGCGGCTCAGAGGTTTGTGATCAGCTGGGCGAACCGGCGCCCGATTCGCTGCTTTGCGACCAGCGCTTCCGCGGTGAATATCGCTACCTCCGCCCCGACGCCAATCATTCCGTTCATGGAGTTTTTGACGTGGGGTGATTCATGCGTTTCGGCCCAACTGGCCGCCACCGTCACCAACACTACGGCCAATGCGCTCACTTTCACAGGGTTGGCGCTAGACAGCAACACCACCATCTCCATGCCGGCACTGGTGTTCCAGGCGTATGCGGGAACTGCAAGCGGCTACGCGGCCGGCGGAAAAGTCTTTGAGCTTGCTGAGGGCTACCACTACATCTACACCTTGGGCTATGTGTCTGGCGGCACCGGGACGTGGTCGGCGGGGCTCGAGCACAACGCTGTCATCCAAGGTTGACGCGGTGAAAAAACTTCCAAGGGGTGGTGAATGAACGGGCAGCCGTCAGTAACCGATGCTGTGGGCTTCGGAATCTTCCTGGCCGGCCTTGTCTACGCCCCCAACGTGGCCGCTGTCGTCGGTCCGTATATCGTGATCGTGCTCGCCTCGGTCATCGGCGCATCGTTCGCCCTGAAGCGCCGGGAGAAGACAACACGCCTCGTGGCCGTGTGGTATTTCCTCCGGGTCGCCGGATTGGCTGTGCTGATTACCGTGAGCCTGGCAGGCATCGGCAGCAGCTACTACAGCTCTCTCACCGAGCGCGTGCTGATCACTCCCGTGGCGTTGCTGATCGGTGCGATAGGAGACGACTGGCCATCTCTGTTGCGCAGCATCGTGCGCATCTTCTTTCGCGCCATTGACCTTGCCCGAGGCAAACCTGACGCGGACAAAGGGGAGTCCTCATGAACTGGGATCTAGCACGCCTCTGCGCGGTGATGACATGGCCGGCAAGCGCAGCGCTCATCTTCATCACTTGCTGCCGCCTCAATGCTATGCCCAAGAACACCAGGCTGCCGGTGGTCATCGAGTACGCCGTATGGGCGGCCATCGGGGCAGCGATCCCGATGCTTCCCTTGGCCGGAGAGTGGCCCGGCCCAGGCATGGTGGCCATCGCGTACGGCCTGGTGGTGGTGCTGCTGTGCAGTGCGCGGGCCTGGGCTGGTGACGTGGCGCCAGACGAAGCTACCGACAACGCCCCGCTCGGCAACGAACCGGAGATCCGCTAATGAACGCAAACCGCAAAGCCTTCCTCGACATGCTCTCGGTGAGCGAGGGCACCAGCACCAGTCCGATCACTCAGAACGATGGCTACGACGTGATCGTCACCGGCGTCGGTGGACCCGAGGTCTTCACTGACTACTCACAGCACCCCTTCGTGAACCGGAAGCCCAAGCAAGTCAAGGGTTCGTTGTATTCGACCGCTTCCGGCCGCTATCAGCACATGCGCGTGCACTGGGAGCACTATCGCGATCAACTGGGACTGCCGGACTTCGGGCCTGAATCCCAAGACCGTTGGGCTCTTCAGTTGATCAAGGAGCGTGGCGCACTGCGACTCATTGATGCTGGCAGGTTCGATGAAGCGGTCGCGCGCGTGCGCAACATCTGGGCCAGCCTGCCTGGCGCCGGCTACGGCCAGCCAGAGCACGGCATCGAGAAGCTGCGCGCCGCTTACGTGGCCGTCGGCGGGACGCTGTCATGAAGTGGTGCACCTACTGCGGCATGCAGGGCCACTGCGCCTCGGAATGCACTCGGAGGTTCCAGCTATGCCGTTGACATGGCTGCTCACCAACTGGAAGCTGATTCTGGTTGGACTTCTGCTTGCGTTGCTCGGACTCCAGACCATGCGTGTTGCCGAGCTAAAAGAAGATGCTGCCGAAAAGAAGGCGGCTGATGCCGAAACCCGACTGCTCGCTGACCGCGCGCAGCGCGCTGAAGAACAGCGCCGCGCCGCGGTCGCCGCCAAGGAGACTCAAGATGCCCAAGTCAAAATCAATGCTCTCGAAGGCGATCTTCGCCTGGCTCGTGATGCTTCTGACGGGGTGCGCGATGCAGCCGCCGGCGCCGCCGTTCGAGCCCGCGCGCAATCCTGTGCTATCAACCCAAGCCAGGGCAAGCCTAGTGTCGACGCCCTCGATCTGCTCGTCGACGTGCTCGGCAGGGCTGACCGCAGAGCGGGGGAGTTGGCAGAGTACGCTGACCGGCTCCGCATTGCCGGCCTCACCTGCGAGCGTACCTACGACGCGCTGACGAAGTGAACGGCGATCAATTGCGGGTGCCGCGCACCCAGTACTGACCGCCCAGCGGTAGCCACCCCAGACCGCTTTCGATCCAAGCCAAAGCCGACAGCTTAGGCGGAATGAAAAGGCAGTAGTTGGCTGCCGTGACGGCCATCGCGGCTTTGCGCACTAGGGACTTCGTCTCGCTGGGCTTGAGCAGCACAGCATCTGCATCGTATGGGCAGTTGTTGACGATCCGTCGCGTGATGGGGTTGTAGGGGTTGTGCTCGAAGATGTAGAGCTCGCCGCCAGGTCTGAGGCGCTTCGCGAGCGTCGCTGTGGCCGCCTCCCGCTGCGCTGGCGGGATGTGGTGATAAACGCTGGCGACGAAGACCATGTCGAACAGTTCGTGCATCTCGCCGTCGTCTTCAAGGAAGAATGGCACGCCCGGGTTTTCTGCGCGAGCAAGTTCCAAACTGAGCGGCGAAACATCCGAGCCTTCGACGACCGCCTCCGGAAAGGTGGCTCGCAGGAAAGGAATGTTGCGACCGATGCCGCACCCGTACTCAAGAATTCTGGCGGGCTTGATGCGAGTGGTCTTCTGTACCAGCTTCACCTTGTAGCGAGCAAAGTAGGCTTCGTCTGCAGAGAAAAATCCGACGCTCTCGCGAAGCAGCTCGTTGTAGTTCTCTGCGTGCTCATCGAAGTTGACCTTGTTCATGGGTGCGCTCCTTCGAGTTGAAGCATCCTCTATTTGGCCGCACGAGGAAAGCCCCAGCCGAGATTGCGAAGCTCGCCGGCCCCTGGCGGCTGTAGAGCCGGCGCCCCAGAAAGAACTGGAGGCGCGGGCTGCGCTGTGGATGCGCCTACGGGTGCGAGAAATCGAAGCGCATGGGAGCCGATCGACTCTTGGCCTCGATGAGACCGAATTTGCGTGAGAGGGATTACGTTCCGCGCCAGCGATGCTCCACGCTCAGTTCGCGCGCATTCATCAGTCGCGTCCTGCCATCAAGAATTTCAATATTTGATTGCATCTGTTACATTCACCGCCAATTGGCCGAACTAGCAGTAATGATGACCGTTTTTATCCAAGTTAAGGTGCAGAGTAGTTAAGCATTAGTTTTTCTGCAATTGAAAACTTTTTGATCATCTTGTTCGCGTCACTCCATCACCGGTCTCTCTCGCATTCAGAAGGAAGAAAATGATCAGAACGATCCGCAGTTCGATTTCCATATGGAAATGTGCACTGCCGCTCATGGCGGCAATAGCAGGAGCTTCATCGCAGGCATCACCTGGATTTAGCGTGAGTGACAACCTCGGTATGCAGCCGCCGCCCACGCTGCAATACATGGTTCCTCTCGCCGCCCAAGCGAATACGACCTCGCTTTGGATTTTGAAGCACAACACTGCGGGGGATAAACAAGCCGGGGTCATGCCGGGAACAAGCCCATCCACGACTGTTTTAAAAAACGGCACCCTTGTTACCGCTTTTCAAGCCAACACGGGAAAACTTTTTATCCTCGGGCCCAGTGGAGCGCAAGATTGGGGACTCGGCATGATGGCTGGCACCAGCCCAAGCATCACCGCGACACGCAACGGATTCCAGGTAGCGTTTCAGGCCGACACAGGAAATCTTTGGATTGTTGGAGAGGGCGGTGCCGGCGATACCCGCATGGGAATGATGCGGGGCACCAGCCCATCCATCACAACTCTCTATAACGGTGCAACCGTTACCGCGTTCCAAGCGAATACAAGCAATCTATTCACCACCGGATTTTACGGAACGAAGGATTGGAACTTGGGCATGATGGTGGGCACGAGTCCGAGCATCACCGCCCTTGGGAATGAGTTCCAAGTCGCAGTTCAGGCGAATACAGGTAATCTGTTTACTGTCGGATATGGCGGAGCAGGCGACACCGGCCTCGGCATGATGACTGGAACCAGTCCGTCCATTACGACCTTGGCCATTGGTGCGAGCATCACCGCCTTCCAGGCCAACAACGGCAATCTGTATACGACCGGATATGGAGGCGCGAAAAACTGGGGTGTGGGAATGAGGGCTGGCACAAGTCCAAGCATCACAACGGTCCAGATCGGGGGAACCGTCACAGGCGTGATCGGTATGCCTCTGGACACGTATCAAATCGCGTTCCAAGCCAATACCGGCAGTCTATGGACAGTTGGCTATGGCGGCAGTGGTGACCATAATTTTGGCATGGCACCGAACACAAGTCCTTCGGCTGTGCCCATGGTTCTTTACTCGATTCCTCAGGTGGACAATCGGCCCATAAATGTGACGATCCCTCCATATCCCGTTTGGAGATGGTGAGAGTGAGGTAGTAATTCCCTCTTCCGATCGCAAAGGCCCCCAGCATCTAAGCGAGGGGGCTTTTTCATTGGTGGCGAACCTGAGCTGTGCTTTGGCCTGAGCGCTACGGAGCGTGCCGACTCGCGGAAATCGATGGGCGGTTCAACTTGGCTCATGGTTTGTCGCCGCAGCAGCCTCCAGCAGCTTTAGCGAGAGGGCGCCAGGCAAGCTGTGCACCTCGCAGTACCAGACTTGGTAACACCATCGTCCGTTGACCTGCTCAGTCCCGGCAAAGCTGATGGTGTCGAATGCGCAGGCGACCACGTTGGGGCGCCAGAGGATGCCCAAAGGTGGCGGCATGGTGTCTGGGCGCGCCTCCCAAAGGCCGAACTGGTCCCTTCCTTCCACGGTCCGCAGTGTCAGCATTCCACACAGCCACGGCTGATCAACGAACTCCCGCTTGCTCAACCGGGTGCCGCCGCGGTAACGGGGTCTCATCTTCACTCGCATGACACGTCCTTTGCGGCGGCCGGCCGGAGCACAAACCAGTGGGGTGCGTCCTCGTCAAGGTTCCAAGCATCAATTGGGTTGGCGACAACACACAGCGTGGCGAAATGCCAACCCACGAGCGTGCGCCGCAAATTCATCGCATTGGGCCGGGTAGGTACGATGTCACCGAGGCGTTCAGGTGGCAGTTCCAGGGGGCACCCTTGGGGACCTCGCCTGGCGTCGGATTTCTTCTTCAGGGGCACATACCCTTTGGACGACTTACCGCCCAAGACAACACGATCTGTGTTTCTGCCGTGTCCAACATTCGCATCGAGGTGGATTTACTCGAAGGCGACTGGACAGCCGCCTCGGCTGCGCTAGGGCGCCGGCTACGGATACGAGAAATCAAAGCGCATGGGGCTGATCGACTCTTCAAAGACAAGCTCAAGGCAGCCGAGGAAAAGTTAAAGATCGTGAATGAGGCGCTTGAACAGCAGGTCGCCTCAAAAGGCCTTTAATTCCTCTGGAGGTCATATCGCCCGCGTCCGGGTCAGGCAGCAGTTGAAGCTGGCGCAGGCTCTGGCATGTCCTCGATCCTTGCGATCTCGGCATGCCCATGTTCCGTGATGCGCGTCACGGTGGCCGCCCGTGACGGGGTGTACCGGGCGGTGGCCTCCAAGGCGCCAATCTCGGCTTCGACCAGACCCGTCGCTGTAAGCACCGAGACGTATCGGACTTCTTCAGGTTCGAAGACCCGAACAGGAAGCTCTTCAAGCTGCAGTTGCAGCAAAAACCACAGCGGCATCCGACTCCCTAGACGAGTTCGGGCGTGCTGGATTCGAAGGCGCTTGGCTTCCTCGCGCAGCCACTGAGCGTCTTCAGAGAGCTGTCTCACGACCGCGTTGAGCGCAGCGATCCTTTCCCCCACATCGGAGGACGCTTCGTTGTGAACTAAATCATTCGTCATTGGGCTCAAATGTGATAATTTCACATTGATCGTACGCTTGGTTACGATTGGGCTGCTTGGTAGTTTCCAGAGCTGGACAACTCTCAGCAGGTACGTTGTGAGCTCACATCTTGGATGTCTAGAAAATGAATCGAACCGGTGCTGTTCTCGGCAAAGAAGCGGGTTTGGCCACGCTGCGCGAGCTTCTCCATGAAGCAGAGCACGGCGCTTTGAATTGCATGGCGCTTCGCGTGTATCGCGCAGACGGCGGCTCAGATGACCTCGTGCTGGGAGGGAGCGCGAAAGAACAGGCCAAGGCGCTGGGTGATCTCCTCGCGATGAAAGATTGAGCGTCGGCGCGCCAGGCCTCAGCGCTACTCGGAGGCTTGGTGCTCCACTGGGACCACGTGCCACACCTGACGGTGCTCGAACACGCGCAGCTGGCCGTTGGCGTGCTGAGCCTCCAACTCGGTGCCGGAGATCAGGAAGCCCGGCCCCTTGAACGGCATGATCACGGGATCGGTCAGGCGCCCGCGGCTTGCCATCTGCGCAGTCCCGTGGCTGACATAGAGGCTGACCTCCACCAGGTTGCGCGCTGAGTTGTTCTTGTCTCGGTCAGATTCCAGGATGGTGACGGTGTAGCGCTCGGCCGGCATTCGCTCGCTGGGTTTCAGCCGCAGGCCGTTGCGCATGAGGAAAGTGACGTCAGCGAAGAACAT